TGGAATTACAAAGTGTACGGACTATGGGATTGTTTGATCGACAAAGGAACAAAATTCTGTAGAAGATGCGGACAGAAGATTAAATGGGAAGAGGATGAGGTGACGGAATGAAAGTAATAATCCTTAGCGAAGCAGAAGACTTCTGCCGTGAACATAACTTCCAGATGATCGGCATCCAGACTCTCCGAGAGATGGCGATCGAGAAGGACGATGATGGGATCGCGATTGCGTACAAAGCCGGCTATGCCCATTGCAATCAGGCAGTAATCAAAGCGATGGCGGAGGAACGGCCATGAGCTGGGTAAAAGGTCAAACGAAAGTGCCGCGGATTGATCGTGAAGGTGTCGGCAAGCGGATCACAGATCTCAGATTGTCAATGAATATGACTCAAGCCGATCTTGGCAAGCGCACTTGCATCCACCGAGTCTCGATCCAGCAGTACGAGGTCAATAAGATCACTCCGAGATCCGACAATCTCGCAAAGATCGCAGAGGTCCTCGGAACAACGACCGAGTATCTGATGAGCGGTGACGAAGGGTTCAAGTATAGCCAGACGGTCCTGCACCCGTGGAAGGTACTTAATTATGCGCCCACTGGCCGGATCATCTGCCCGTACTGCGGAAAGGGCAACGGCTTCACGATCCGCGAATTAAAGTATAACCAGTTATCAATGCCTGGATTCTGTGCATGGTGCGGGAGGAAGGTGATGACATGACCAAAGCAGACCTGACTGAGCTCCGACGGCTGCACACTGCGTGCCGGACGATCGAAGAGCACATCGACCGCCTCAGGAGCTCAGCAGAACGATACTCGGCGCCGCTCTCTGGAATGCCGCACGCGCCGGCCTGGCAGGATCAGATGGCCGAGTATGTTGCCAGGCTTGACGACCTCCAGCGGCGGTGGACGGAGATCCGGACGGAGATCGAGATCAAAGGGCAGCAGCTGGAGATCGAGCTCCAGATCCTAGGGCCGGAGGAATACCGGATCATGTTCATGCGGTATATCGAAGGCTACGGCTGGCACAAGATCCAGCGCCGGATGCACTATTCTGACCGCCAGGTTTTCCGGATCCACGCAGCTGCGCTCGTCAAGTTGTCAGTAAATGTCAGTTAGATCCGTGTTATAGTGCTAGCATGAGTTATTGAGTACCTGGTGCGATCCGAAGTTGTAAGGACGCGTCGTGGGCTCAACGCGAGTTCCTCTTTTTCTTGAAGGGCCGGTGCTTCCGGTCCTTCTTGTATTTAGTGGGACATCGCGCCAAGGTTGGGTGGGAGCGGCCCTTTAATATCGCTGTGGTGGGAGAGCGGGGCATTTTGAAAAAGGTTATCGTATATCCGGCATCGCATCTGTATTATCAGAGCGTTCTGCCAGCGGTGAAGTCTGCACTGCTGAACGGACATATTGATGACATTTACCTGATGATCGACGAAGACGAATACCCAGGATGGCTGCCTGACAATGTTCATACGATCAATGTCGCAAAGCAGTTGTGGTTCAAGCGGGAAGAATGTCCGAACTATCGGAATGACTTTTCGTTTATTTGTCTTGTACGTGTTGCGCTGGCCAAATACTTCCCGGATCTGGACAGGATCCTGAGCCTGGATGCCGACACGATCATCACCGGAGACCTGACGGAACTGTGGGATCTTGATCTGACAGATTACTATCTGGCCGGCGTGCCGGAGGTCCTTCTGTCTGAGCATCTTGGCCGCCCGTACATTAACGCGGGGATGTCGATGTTTAACTTGGCTAAGATCCGGCAGGATCACCTGGACGATCATATGATTGAGGATCTGAACAACACCTGGTATCAGTGGGTTGAGCAGGACTGCATCAACACAAACTGCATCGACCATGTGCTGCCATTGAGCTCAACCTATAACGCCTCACAGTTCACGGCACCGGTGGCCGATCCGAAGATCTTGCACTTCGCATTCACGCCTGGATGGGAGCAGCGGGAGATCGTTAAACATTACCGTGCGATGGAGTGGCCGTATGCGGGATCCTGAGCAGATTGCATTCTACAAGACGCAAGAGTGGAAGCGCTGCAGAGCTGCGTACTACAAAGCGCATTCACTCTGTGAGGAATGTCTGCGTGAAGGATTAATTTATCCTGGCGAGTTTGTTCACCACAAGATCCATGTATCTCCAGATACTCTGCATGATCCATCTGTGCTTACAAACTGGGACAACCTGGAGACGCTCTGCAGAAAGCACCACGCAGAAGTCCACGGGGGTGCACATGACCGGCGGCGGTGGAGTGTCGACGAATTCGGGCGAGTGGCACCTAGTGGCACTACCCCCCATATATAAGGGGCACAACAGCTTGGTGGGAACGGTGGGGCGCACCCTCGAGTTACAAAAACCACACCTGAAAAGGTCGAAATTTATGGCTAAAAGGGGCAAATTAGCCGAAGGGAACGCAATTTATTCTTATTATCAGGGCATAAAAAACGGAACGTACCACGTTGGCGAGTGGGTAAGCCTTGTTTATGAGTATTTAGTCCACGGGCTAGAAGAAAAGCGGTTCTTTTGGGATCAGAAACTGGCAAACGATGCAATAAACTGGATTGAAACGCATTGCTTCCACGTTGAAGGCATTCTTGCGCCGGGGGCGTTCATTCTTGAACCTTGGCAGAAGGCGTTTATTTCTGCGTTGTATGGGATCAGGGATGAAAAGGGTAACCGACAGTTTCATGAGGTTCTTTTAGTCGAAGCGAGGAAGAACGGCAAGTCGATAACAGCCGCATCGATTGCGAATTATGAGTTTCGGCAATACGGGGGATTCGGGGCGCGGGTTTACTGCGTCGCGCCGAAGTTGGAACAGGCCGACATTATTTATAATAACTTGTGGGCAATGATTCAACTTGATCCTGAATGGAAAGAAGCAAAAGAGCGGCTGTCAGCGAAGGATCACACTGGGCGAAAGTTGGAAGATGATTCCGAACTGGCCAGACACAGGCAGAGCGACCTGTATATACCGCGAACAAACAGTAGCGTAAAGAAGATCGCTTTTAACGCGAAGAAGTCTGATGGTTTTAACCCTTCATTCACGATCTGCGACGAGATCGCATCGTGGGAGGGCGATAAAGGGCTGAAACAGTATGAGGTCATGAAGTCTGCAATGGGGGCGCGGCCTGACGGAGTTATCTTATCGTGTACGACTTCTGGTTATATAAACGACAGCATATACGACGAACTGATAAAACGATCCACAAGGTTCTTATTAGGCGACAGCAAGGAGAAAAGGCTGTTGCCTATTTTGTACATGGTTGACGATGTAGACAAATGGAACGATATAAACGAACTGGAAAAGGCTAACCCGAATTTAAATATTTCCGTTCCTGCCGATTATCTCCTGGAAGAAATCGCAGTAGCGGAAGGCTCATTAAGTCGCAAGGCCGAGTTTATTACGAAACATTGTTGCATCAAACAAAATTCGTCTTTGGCATGGTTGCCGTCAGAGGTGGTCGTTGATGCGTGCAGTGATCAGCTTAACCTGGAAGACTTCCGTGAATGTTACTGTGTTGGCGGGATCGATCTTAGCCAGACACGCGACCTGACCAGCTGCTGCATCGTGGTCCAGAAGGAAGGCCGGCTTTATGTATTTTCTCGGTTCTTCTTGCCGGCTGAGAAACTGGACGAAGCGAAAGAGCGCGACGGAATCCCGTACGACGCATATGTTACGCGGGGACTGCTTACTCCGTCCGGAGACAATTTCGTTGACTATCACGATTGCTATCAGTGGTTTGTTGATCTGGTTGAGAAGTATCAGATCTATCCGCTCTGGATCGGCTATGACAGATATTCCGCGCAGTATCTCGTTCAGGATATGAAAGCCTACGGATTCCACATGGATGACGTTTACCAGGGCGACAATCTGTATGGCGTCATGATGGAGATGCAGGGACTGCTTGAAGACCGGAAGATCTGTGTCGGTGATAACGATCTGCTGAAGATCCATCTGTTGGATTCTGCGATCAAGATGAATGTTGAGCGTGGCCGGGGGAAACTTGTGAAGGTGACGCCGAAGGCACACATCGACGGATGTGCAGCGCTCCTGGACGCGTTGACGGTGAGGCAAAAATACTTTGCCGAAATCGGAGAACAACTTAAAAATTGAGGATTGGGGAATGGGACTTTTTGAGACTATCTTCGGGAAACGCCCGAAGGAAAAAGGTGTATACCAGGGCAGCTATAAGATGCTCAATGGCTACACGCCCAGCTTCACATCATACGGAGGATCTCTGTATGAATCTGAACTGATTCGCGCTGCCATTAATGCCAGGGCGGTCCATATCTCGAAATTAAAGGTTGATACTCAAGGATCTGCGAAGCCGGCACTTCAGAACAAGCTCCGGCACGGTCCCAATGAGTTTCAGACTTGGGGGCAGTTCCTTTACCGGTTATCAACAATCTTGGACGTCCATAACACTGGGTTCATTGTGCCGGTTTATGACCAGTACGGTGAGCCATCTGGAATATTCGCCCCTATTCCGGAAAGGTGCGAGGTCGTCCAATATTCTAATGTGCCGTATTTGAGGTACACGTTCTCGAATGGCGACAAGGCAGCCATTGAACTGGCCAACTGCGGTGTGATGACCAAATTCCAGTATCGTGATGATCTGATGGGCGAAAGCAATGCCGCGCTGATCCCGACGCTAGATCTGATCCATATCCAGAACCAAGGCATCAAGGAAGGCGTTCGATCGGCGGCCAGCTATCGCTTCATGGCACAGATGAGCAACTTCACGAAAGCGGAGGATCTGGCCAAGGAGCGCAAACGGTTCACCAGGGAGAACTTCTCAGCTGAAGCAGAAGGTGGCGGGATGCTTCTTTTCCCGAACACGTACACCAACATCCAGCAGATCAAAGCGGATCCGTGGGTAGTGGATGCCGAAGAGATGAAACTGATCCGGTCGAACGTCTTCGAGTATTTCGGCGTGAATGAGGACATCTTGACCAATAAGGCATACGGGGATGCGTGGTCGGCCTTCTATGAAGGGTGCTGTGAAAGCTTCTCCATCCAGTTTTCGGACGTATTGACCAAGATGATTTTTACGTTCCGTGAGCAAAGCCAGGGGAATCGTGTGATCGCAACAGCGAACAGGCTCCAGTATATGAGCAACCAGGACAAACTGAAGGTCAGTTCTGAAATGCTGGATCGCGGGATTATGTCGATTAATGAGATTCGTGAGATCTGGAATCTAGGGCCGGTTGACGGTGGCGATTCCAGGATAATCAGGGGCGAATATTACAACGCTGATCAGAAAGTTGGGGATACCAAAAATGAAGGATAACAGAGAATATCGGTGCATGGAGCTCCGGATCCTGCCGCCTGAGGAAGGTGAGGAGAGGAGTTATGTCGTTGAAGGCTATGCGTCCACTTTTGAACCGTATGTTCTGTTCAGTATTGACGGGATCGATTATTCAGAGCGAATTGAACCGACGGCATTCGACAATGCAGATCTGAGCGATGTCGTCTTCCGGCTGGAACATCAGGGAAGAGTTTACGCAAGGACTTCTGCCGGCACGCTGCAGCTGTGGCCGGATGAGCATGGCCTATTCACAAAGGCAGATCTTGGAAAAACGCAATCGGCAAGGGATGTGTTTGCTGACATTGAGGTGGGGAACTATCCCAAGATGTCGTTTGCTTTTGCTGTCGCAGAAGATGGCGATAGTTATGATAAGTCGACACATACAAGGACGATCCACCGGATCGCAAAAATCTATGATGTGTCGCCTGTTTCGTTTCCGGCTAATCCGGGGACAGAGCTGAGTGTTTCTACGCGCTCTTTCTTTGACGGAGTGATCGAAGCGGAGCGAGCGGAGAGACTCGATGCGGAGAAGCGCGAGGCTCAGAAGCAGAGGATAAGAATTCTTGCAGAGGTGTGAGCATGGAACTGAAAGAAATGACAGCAGAGCAGCTCCTGGAACAGCGTTCAGCGCTGAAGGATCAGGTGGATGTTGAAGGCGCCGATCTGGATCAGATCGAAGCTGACGTCCGTGCGATCAACGAAGAGCTCGAAGCAAGGAAGGCCGCAGAGGCCGAGAAGGCCGAAGTCCGTGCTGCAGTGGCAGCCGGCGAAGGCGAAGTTATCAAAGAAATCAATAAAGTAAGTGAGGAAAGAAAAATGTACGGTGTAGAATCTGTTGAATACCGTGATGCATGGGTCAAGAGCCTGATCCATCGTGAACTCAATGAGGAAGAGCGTGCAGCTCTGTCCAGCGCCGGCGCGGTGATCCCGACCATGACCGTGAATGCGGTTTGGGATCGTCTGATCAAAAAGGCTGATCTTCTTGCGAAGGTCGATGTGTCCCAGTTCCCGACTTATGTCCGGTTCCCGGTCGCCACGACTGTCAATGCAGCTGCTTCCGGTGTTGTTGGCACGACCATCACGGAATCCAGC